GTATTCGGCATAGGAGAGTTTTGTCTCGTTCAGCACGATATGAGCAATGTGTCCGAGTTTGTAGGACTCCTGATTGCCGTAGGTATTTAAAGTGAATTTACGGAAGAGATCGAGATAGTCGAGCTGAGAGATGCCAACGATTTCATAGGACAGTTTCATCTGACCCATAATGGTTACATTTTTCTGACGAATACAACCTTTGATTGTTGGCCATGGAGATAACTTTGTGCACGTTTTCTCGCCAAGGAGTTTGCTGATCCGGTTGATAATGTAGGGAACGTCGAAGAACCTAGAGTTCCATCCAGTCAGGATGTCTGGCATGTTCTGTGTGTTCGACCACCAGTCGAGAAAGCCTTGAAGCATTTCTTCCTCGGTGCGATACTGCGTGTAGGATACCTTACCGGCAAAAATAGATTGTTCGGGATCGAAGGCTTTTACACCCCACACGTTGAACGAGTCGGAGTGATTGTTTTTAACCGTAATGACGGTGATGGGATATTCCGCGCGGTCGGGGTCGGGAAAGCCTTCGTCCGAATGCACTTCAATATCCAATGACGCAACATTAACCATGTCACGATTAAATTTGATTTCATCCGGAAATTGATTCTGAATAAAGTTTGTGACCCAGCGGGTATTACCATACACCTTGCCGGTGTGGGAATACATTTCAACAAACTCCTTGGCATCATTTAGAGAACCAAAAACATTTGGCTTTACCGGAACATCCGTAAGCGACATGTAAGGCGACTGAGCCTCGTCAACACTGAGAAACAATGTAGGCTTAAAATTGACTCTGTCCTTTACTCGGAGACCATCACGATAGCCGCGATAAAGAATATGGTCGCCATAGGTTTGGACGTTGGTGTAAAATTCCATTCAATAATACTATACCAACCGCTGAAGGATGTAAATCAAAAAGTGACCGTTTTGTAGGCAAACTCAATAGCTCTATCAGCTTCCGTATGTAGAGGGCGTTTCTGATAGATTCTTGCGGTATCCCTATCCAAATCTCTTACCATCTCTGCAATCTGTAAACTCGTGATGGGATAGCGTTTCTTCACCGCATTACACGCAATGCTGGACATAATCTTATAGATCATTCGGTATCTTCCAGAACCATCTATGGATGAAATTGATTTGTATTCCTTAATGAGTGTCTTGTTTACAAAGGGACAATCGAGATAGGAGTTCCAAGTGATTGTATTGTTATTGGCTTGTTCCTTACGGTGCTTTAAAATCTCGATTTGAATTGCTGCGGGAAACTTGTCCATGAGAGTTATGGATGGCTTCTCGGAATATGGATGTTGCGCCATAATTAGATCGGGGTCCATAATTTCTGCGGGGCGCACGAGGATGAAATTATCGGCATCAGGATACTGAGCCGGTACATAGTACATTCGGCTTAAATCCTTCGTCTGTTCGTCGCCAATAGAACCAAAATGCTTGTTCAAGGCATACCAAAAATGCCGAATCTTGTCGGCTGGAACAATCTTGTTTAACTGAAACACTACACGGAACTTCTTTTTTTCTGGACGCGATGATGCGGTTGAATAACAAATGTGACTGTACTTTACATATCGTTCGGCTGCTTCCGCAAAGGAACAATCATATTCGTCAACATCGAGTGCAGCCCAACCGCCCCAACCAATCACATTTGCATTTGCACGTGTTGCGCCTTCTGTGTAAATGGCGGGAGAAATTAATGAAGACGATTTCTTTTTCTCTCCCTTCTTGGCTTTGTAACCAGGAAGTTTGAAGAGTTGAAACATAAGTTTTTCAAAGTCCTCCCATGAACCCATGGTGACTTTCTTGTCCGTCTTATTATCGAAGATGGAGTCAAATACTGTAAGGTAATAATTCACTGTACAATCCTATACATCAATTGTTAATATGTAAACAAAAAAGAGTGGTGACCGAAAAGTCACCACTCACAAAAAGACTAACTAAGAATTAATTAGTCTTGAATAAAGGTTGAGCCAATCTTAATCTTCTTTGGGCGTTCGGATTCTGGTACAACCTTTGTAAGAGGAATCGAAAGGATTCCATTCTCAAGGTCTGCACCTTTTACCTGAACGTATTCCGACAACGTAAAAGTTCTAGTGAACTTACGAGTCGAAATGCCCTTATGGTTATAGATGCGGGCGTCTTCCATTTCACCGCTGACAGTAAGGACAGAATCCTTTAGCTGAATATCGAGGTTCTCCTTAGAGAATCCTGCAACGGCGATTTCCACCAAGAAATTATCGTCGTCAATGAAAACGATATTATGCGGTGGATATGTATCTTCTTTTAAGGAGACTCTGTTGAGCTCATTGAAAAGATGGTCAAAGCCTACAAAGGCCGACCGTGGGAACGTATATGTATTTGTCATCTGATTTACCTCCAGTTATGCAAGGTTATGTAATCTCCAGCAACCCCCGAAGGGCATTACCGGTTGATGGCGTAATTGCCATCAAGGTTATTTATATCACTTCGTATTACCGATATTGTACTTTGGGAGCAATTCCCAATTAGCTTTATCGCGATACGGAATGATCTTAATCTGTCTGAGTGGAGCCTTATCCTTAGACTGTTCTGCATTTACAATGCTAACCAGACCCCAATCCGAAAGAAGCGTGGCAATAGTATTCCGTCTTTGTAAATCATTTACATTTAGATTGGAAGGCTTACCATCAAGGCAAAACAATTCTTTAAAGTGTACGATAAAATAGCGACCCTGCTTGTGTAGGATATGGCAGGATTGGTATAACTTGTTTGAAGACTTACGAGAGGCAACACCAATACGAGTGAGAGTCTCACGAACTTTTAGGAAATCATCCGGCTCATTCAAGGTAATCTCAAGCATCATTGCAGGAATCCAAGCCACAGGGGTTTCGTCCACGACGGTCCCTTGGATAGGATCAATGCTTTGATTTGGTTGTTGAGCGTCCACCTTTAAATTGTCTTTGTTTAAGTTCGTTTAGTTGTTCGGAACTCAAAATCGTCAAAGCGGATCTAGCTTTTTCATTACTATATCCATAATGTTCTTTAACAATCAAGAGGTCTTCTGATTCGGTTGGTTTGAGCCATTTGCCGAATCGTCTTTTCCTACTGATGCTATTTATCAAATAGTCAAACTGGAGCCTCTCGTCCAGATGGTAGTTCTGGTTCATTTCGTTGGCATACATCGCCGTTTCGGGAAAGTATGAAAGACCTCTGTTTACCATATACGGAAGATACTGCTTTTCGGCAATATCATCCACCATGACATTTATCTTGGTGTCATTGATGGCATTTAGGAAGTCGAATGGGCTCATATTACTTCCATTCACAGTTTGCCATAAGCTCGATAAGACAGGCAACTAGATTTAATTCGTGGTCGGCAACAAAGGCATCCTGGTACTGATATTTGGCAAGAATAACAACGACCTGAGGTATGCTTTCTGGCATGACATATTCTGTTACGCCATCGTAAATCTTACGGAAAACAGCCGCTGGTTCAACATCAATATTATTGGTAACCCATGAACGACCAGCTTTAAAGTCCTTGTTTTTAAGAGCTGTAATAAGAGATTCAAGATTAACATTAGATGAGTTAACAAGAATGCCCGAATCAATCTTACCTGAAACCGAGTAACGTTGACACTCATTTAGAACTCTGCGCCAGTCCGGAGCAAAGCGGAGAATCAGTTCGGCAACAACGGATTGTTCATACTGAATACCTTCGGTTTTAAGAATGTATTCAAGACGCTTTAAGAAAGAATTGGCAAGAAATGCCATTTGTTTCTTAGAAGTATTAAATTCAACTACTGCACAACGGGAATGAAGTGGCTCGATGATTCGGTTCTTAAAATTACAAGTAAAAATAAATCGGCAGTTATTGGAGAATTCTTCGATGAAAGCACGTAATGCTGGCTGAGTTGAATTCTTTTGCAAGTAATCTGCTTCATCCAGAATAATAACCTTGGGACCTTTTGAATGTAAAGATACTGATGATGCAAACTGACGAATTTTAACACGAAGAGTTTCGATACCCGATTCATCGGAACCGTTAATGATGATGTAATCAAGGTCGAGCATGTTACACATTGCGCGTGCAACAGTTGTCTTACCGAGACCTGCAGTACCAGCAAGAATCATGTTCTGCATCTCACCAGACTCAACAATGCTCTTAAAGGTCTTTAGAAGACCCTCTGGAAGGATACAGTCGTCGAGTTTTTGTGGGCGGTATTTTTCAACCCACAGGAATTCATTGGAGTTTGACATAGGAGTATATTATACACCAGTGACAATGGTCTTGTAAACCTCTTTTATCTCCGAAGTTTCATTTTCAAACTCAACCACATTCTGTTTGTGGTACATCATTGCGACCTTACGGAACGTCTTAGTCGGAAGTTTGTATTTGTCTTCCAGTGCTTTTAGAATCTCACGAATCTGTTCCTTTTGGGTTTGCACTTCCGACATAGCTTCGGAGATTTCATCGAGGGCTGTAAGGATGGCTTTGCGGTCTTCAGCGGAGGTAGGAATGTTGCTCATAATAAAAAGTAGTGGGTTCTTTTATGACTGCCCACTAAAAGTCCGTACGGAGTTAGAACAATTAGGCTTGAGCCTCTGGCTTTGGCTCTTCGGCTGGCTTCGGAGCACTTGCCTTTATAAAGGCCTCAAAGCGACCTCGGAGCGCACCGATTACAGTAAGTTCTGAACCTTCGAAGGCTCCACGGCGGGAGACAACGTCGATCATTTGAACCACTGCAGCAAGATCATTGAGACTGAGTTGCGGAGCGGCTGCTGGTTGCTGTTCTTGTTCTGGTGTTACTTTGATGTTGTCCATATATGTTTCCTAGGTTATCGACTTCTTAGGCGAACGTCGAAGTTTTTTCTAGCGCAATCCAATACTCCACCGGGAGTGTGGTATGCTTTAGATGAGAGATCAATTTAGAACTAATCTCTACCGTGTAGTCACCAGAAACCATTTTCAGGTTTGAGATGACCATGATGAATGAGAAAACCTCTTTGCAAGCATTGTTCTCATCAACCACGATGGAGTATTTATTCGCCGAGGCATTCTTTGCATCGGTAAGGTTTACAATAATCTTGCCATTTTCACCATTAATTTCAATGTTGGCGTGTCCGAGGACTGCTGACGCCTTACGAATCTTGTTAAGAGTGTCCTCGGAAAGAATGAAGCTGACTTCTGGATTCGGCATTGTTACCTGCTTGGACGGAGCCGTAAGAAGGTCCATGGAAGCATAGAAGTATCGAATGGAGGTCTTGCCATCCTTAATGGTAATTGAATCGTCGCTGAACGACAGTTCTGGATTGTCTACAAGAGTGAGAGTGTTTAAGAATTCATTGAGGTCATAGATACCAAATTCCTGAGGAAAGGTCTCGGTGACGGTAGCGGATGCCATGATGTTCTTGGCTTCGGCGATTGTGGCAATAGAACTACCTGGCTTAAATACCATGTTCGGATTGATTCCGGCAAAGTTCTTGAGGAGGTTAATTGTATTTTCTGATAGTTTCATAATTAAAAAGTAGTGTCTGCGTGTCCTGTATCGTGTTCGTAAAGAAAAAAGAGGCACGCGGCTGCGTGTCCCAGGTGATGTCGGCCCGTTTCAGGATCGAAACGCTCACCACGTTTCCATGCCCAGAGATGGCGTTGGAGTGCATCATAATACCGACGTTCGGCTTCTGGTACATATCTCCAATTCTCTCGGGCATATTTCTTGGCTCCGATAGTAAGAACCTGCGCCAGTTCCTCAAGTGCAAACGGTGGAATCAAACCGTATTCCGGCTTGTCCGAATCGTATTTGCGACCTTCGGTCGGCGACTGTTGTTCTTCCATGGAAAAGAAAAGGGCTGCAGGGTTTTAAGTCCTGCAGCCGTTGTAGTTCACCTATTAGGCGCTGGCAAGAGCCTTGGTGTCGAGACGGTATTTGAAGACCGTTTGACCTTGGGCATTCTTACGACGATTCGTGTAGATGGGGAGACCATCTTCACGGAGTTGAGCTACGACCGCAGATGGGTTCGCGATGCTGAGGCGCTGAGTTGCTTCAGCGATGGTAACCTCTGTGCCTTTGGCAAGAAGTTTAAACAGGCGAGCTTTCTGGGTGGATGTATTGCTATTCATATTATCTATCTTTCAGTTTGGTCCTATTGTTTTAGTTGCTTATGATTGAAGGGACCAATTCAACCATAAGAGAATCATATACTGTTGCTTGTGTTTGTAAACAACAAAGTGAATTTATTTTCAGGCCGCGGGTTGAGCGACTTCTGGAGCCGGTACCACTGGAGCAATTACTGGAACTGGATTCACAGAAGCATCAATCTTGGAGTAAAGGTCGGCAAAGGCGATTTTGGTGTCGTCGTCGAACCGAGAGATACACATATTGATCGACTTGAGCCGGTCGCGAAAGATTGAGAAGGTGTGTGCGATATGGCACAGGCGACGAGTGGAAATTACTTCGTCCACACCGCCATCCGCAAACGTTTTGCGAATGACTTCCGACCAGGTGACAAGCCGATCGGCAAACTCTTCGTCGACGGCATTGTACTTTTCCATGTGCTTTAAAACGATTTTGCGTTCGGTTGCCAATGGTGGGTACGTTTGCTCGATGGTGCATACAAAGCGTTCGAGGAAGGCTTCGTCGATAACCGTAGCAGCCACAAACCGACCATCCTCGGAACCCTTGCCCTTGGTATTGGCGGTGGCAATCACATTGAAGCCGGGAGCAGGACGAATGACTTCGCCAGTCTTTTTGATCAGAATGGGCTTACCTTCCAGCACGCCTTGGAGACACATGATTTTGTTGCTGGAACGGTCGATTTCGTCGACGAGAAGGATTGCACCACGTTCCATGGCCTTGACCACTGGACCCTTGGCAAATACAGTCTCGCCGTTAAGAAGGCGGAAGCCACCGATAAGATCGTCTTCGTCGGTTTCTGGTGAAATCTGAACACGAATGTACTCTCGGTCGGCAGCCGCGCAGGCTTGTTCGACCATCATCGTCTTGCCATTACCCGACAATCCGGAAATAAAAATTGGATAGAAAGCGCGGGACTTGATGACCATCGCAATATCCGCGTACTCGCCCCAGCGAATGTACGTGTCATCCACGTGTGGAACGTACGTGTCCGTGTTTAGAATGGACGTCACTGGAGCCGAAAACTTTAACGAGGTCAGAGCAGATTCATCTGCAACGTGAACCGGATCTTCCGGGCGCGTGACGCCCATCGGGAGGGAATAGTCATAAAGACCCTTTCGAATCTTGAAGCTGTCCTTGAGAAGGTCCGAATACTCCTTGGGGGCAAACCCAAGTTGAGTACCGATTTCGTCAATCGTTTTACGACGAAATTGAACTTTGTCTGGAAATTGAACCTTGAGA